CAGACATAGCTATTAATCCGCCTGTGTCGCCATTTCGACCGCTACCTGTTGTGCCACCTGTTTGATTATGTATCACAATAGTTGGTGGTGCTCTAAAACTAACAGGGAATTGATGTCCTGTTGATGTTCTGCCTATTCCTGTACCTGTTGCACACGTTACAATTATCCCTACTGCTGTCGCAGAGCCAATAGCTGTGCCTTGTGAAAATGTACTTTGACAATAACGCTTACATCTTTGTAAGTTATCACTATACGATTCGTGTTGAAATGCTGGTATAGTGGTTGAATCATACTCGCCTACTTCCATTTGTAATCCTGTAAAATAAACATTGTTACTTGTACTACTTCCACTATTTACTTGCCCTACTGCTCTGTTTGCATTGGTTGAACTCGCCCAAGATGTATTTAATGTACCACCTGAAAAATCACTACCAGCACCTAACCATAAATTTATAGCAAAACTACTAGCATTATCATTATTTAAAGTACCTGATGTATCTCCAGCAAAACTTAATACTTTCTTTTCCCAAGTGTTAGAGCTACTGACTGTATAAGATTGTGATATTTGCCTTGAGTTATCAGTATCAAATAATTCAGCAATATATGTTCCTGTTACTGTTGCTTTTATCCAAAAAGATATGGTTACTTTTTCAGCATTAGATGTTCCTTTTTTAAGCAACTGTAAATCTTGTCCTTCAAAAAGATATCTTGCTAAATGAAAAGTTCCTGACGCAACAGAAGTATCTGCTGTTGTGCAATCTAATTTCCAAGAATTGGCAAAGCCTTCTCCTGTTGGAACATCTGTATCTTGTGTGTGTGTCCAAGTACCATTATCACTTAAATCAACTTTCATTCTATCAATAGTATGATATCCACCACCTGTGATTCCTGTTGTGCTTGTACCTCTTTGAGCTACTGCCATATCACCATTAATAATAAGTGGTTTTACATTTGGTCTAGTAACTATTGTGCCATTGTCTGTTGTAGAAACTTGTCCTACAGTATTAATATTTCCATTAGCATCTATAGTTACTTTAGTTGTACCATTAGATTGTATATCTACCGCACCACTTGTATCTGATATTAACTTTAAACCATCAGTTGTATCTGCATTAATTTTACATGTCATAAGATTACCCATCTTTGTCCACTAGGGACGGTTACTGTTATTCCACTTGCTATGGTTATTGGACCCACACTTAAAGCATTTTTACCTGCTGTGATTGAATAGTTAGCCGTAATATCGTCAGCGTTCTCATATATCGCACCACCACTAAAAGCAGTTGCGTTCATTTCCATTACATCGGCACCACCAATTCTAAAGTCTATCTGATCATCTGTATCAGCAGTAATTGAGGTATCGGCATCAGCATCAAGTATAAGCTCTTTGCCGTTTAAATCCATACCATTATTGGGCAGTAATTTACCACCATCTGAACCATCAACAGTTAAGAATGTAGTGTCTGCACCGCCATCAGTTCCTTTCAATATTATATCAGTATCATTACCTTGAGCGTCAATCGTAATATTTCCAGCTGATGTTGCTAAAGTAGAGGCCGCATCACCAGTGCTAATATCATCCAATGCTGTAGCAGTTTCCGCTGCAAATGATAATGTACCACTACCATCTGTTTTTAAAACATGATTCGCCGATCCGTCTGCAGTTGGCATATTAAATGCTGTACCACCAGAAGTCATAATTATTTTACTACCATCTGACGCTATACTTTCGTTTGCATCATGTAATTGTAAAGTAGGCGTTCCACCAGCATCCTCTAACAGAAGACCAGTATCGTGCACATGAGTTAAACTAATCTCATCATTCGCACCAAACGACAGAATCGCACCATCGTGTTGTAATTCTAAATCTTGTGTTAAAGTTACGTCGCCATCCGAACCAATTGATATGGCATCAGTGTCACTGGTATGCCCTATGTTTGTGCCATTTATAATAATATTATCAACTGTTAATGTTGTTAAAGTTCCTAACGAGGTAATATTTGTTTGAGCTGCTGTAGTTAAAGTTACATCAGCTATATAAGTTTTTATTCTTGAAGCTTCACATTTTCTATTAGTGCCACCAGCACCATCATCAACAATAATTAAATCAGCATCTGCTAATCCTGCACCTATATCTGATGCTCCATCGATATCTAAATCTGCTAAAGCAAGAGAGCCATCTGGAAAAACAGGAGCTTGAGAAAAAGTAACTACTCCATCTGAAGCTATCGCTATCGAATCAGTATCACTGGTATGGCCAATATTAGTGCCATTGATAATAATGTTATCGACAGTAAGTGTAGTGAGTGTACCTAGTGATGTTATATTGGTTTGTGCCGCTGTGGTTAAAGTAACATCAGCTATGTAGGTTTTAACCCTAGTCATAGCAGATTTTCTATTGGTGCCACCAGCACCATCGTCTACAATGATTAAATCTGCGTCTGCTAATCCTGCACCTATATCAGAACCACCATCAATATCTAAAGAAGCAATTCCAACCTTGTTAGCAGTAGATATAGTATCTAATTTAGTGTCAGCAATTGCAGCACCTGAGGCTACACTTGCATTTACGACAGCGTTCGCAGCTAATTGATCTGCTCCTACAGCGTCATCTGCAATTTTAGCTTGAGTTACATTGTCATCGACTATAGATGCAGTTACCACTGCACTAGCTGCTAATTGGTCAGCACCAACAGCGTCATCGGCTATCATGGACTGTTCTACTGCATCACTTTGTATGGTCATAGCTCCACTAGACGCTAAACCAATGTCTCCGCTTACCGCTACTTCTTCGTAACTGGTGCCATCACCTACCAATATTTTACCAGACGTTACATCTGGCATAATTAATTTTGCAGGTAAAGTTATATTATTACTTGCATCTAAAACTAAAGATTTACTTGCAGGCATCGTACAAAAAACAAACTTTGTACCTGCTGAGAAGTTAACAGCACTATCGCTGTTTGAACTAGATATTATTGTTGTCCTGGCTAACGTTGAGCTATCACCTGATAAAGTTCCAAGACCCACTTCAAACTCAGAACCTAATTGAATACAGTAGTAAGTAGTGTTGCTATTACCAATACCTGCTGCAAAAGTTTCAAAACCTTGTACCGCACCACCTAAAGCAACTGTGCCAGTACCAGTGGTAGTAGTGCTTTCTTTTACACGGTCATTGAGAACTAAAGCCATGTGTTACTCCTATGCTATTCGTATAATTGCTGCAGAGGATGAAAAAGCTGGAAACTGAATAGTAAATGTTCCCGAGGTAGCTGTCTTATCGCCACCAAAATTTAAGACACATACTGCTGGATCACCTGATACAGTATCATTATAAATCAATGCCCCTCTTGCAGTTAACGTTACTCCTGTAAATGATAAATCGGCAAAATCAACTAGTGCTGTGTCAGAAGATATTGAAGTACCGCCATTAGTTAACGCACTTCCACCTGAAGCATATTGACCTGTATTTGATACTTGGTTATCAGACGTAAACGATGTAGTTGATTTACCTAAAGTAGCATCACTAGTGTAAAGCGACAGTTTAAAGCTATTGCCACCACTTGCTTTAAAGTTATGTGTGCCTTCTAATAATTCTTTTTTAAATGAATTACATATTGCATTGGTTGTTATTGCCATTATCCTGCTCCTTTAACATTTGGTGAAATTGATGGAACGGGTATTCTTGGTTCACCATCTGTATATTGCCCACGTTTTTTGTGTCCCATCTGTTGCATAGCAAACTGCTGTACCTCTTCATTGTACTTCCCTTTGTATAAGTTGTACATATCAGCAGGGCCTTTTAAGTAGCTAAAACACTCAGTTAGCACACCATGTAATAGCATTGATTCTTGATTAATTGACAAAAAAGTCGTGGTTGAGCTATTAAAATGTGGTGGATCTATGACATAGTTGATCTGTACAGTCAAAGCACTTGCGGGTACAGGAGCGATAACAATAGCACTGTCATCCCAGTTTGCATAATACTTTGGTACACCTGTAGCATCTGTTGGGTTAAACTCTGAGATAAAACTAGTATCTCGTTTTTCTAAAAATATACGATCGCTACCACTTGTTACTTGAACTGACCTTAAATACATCATCTCCTCTGGCATACTGAGATATCTTTGTGATGCCACACATGAAGATGTTTTGTAAGCTCTTAAATCATCATAATCAACTTTACCAGCAATATCTAATTCTGTATTACGAATAAATTGATCAATTAAAGTATCCGACAATACATTAGAATCTACTTCGGTATAGTTTCTTACTTGTGTTAAAAAATTTGCGTGTGTAATACTCATGATATAGTTATGGTTACCTCTCCAGTGCTAGCTGTCATTTCAAACGATTCTAATGATGTACCTAGTATATTATTACTTGCGTTAGGTTGCATACTTGAACTATTAAAACCATTGTTAACATATAAAACAAAAGCATCATTATCTTCTTTAGGTCTTGGTCTTGGGTTCTGTAAAGCAACAGCATCTGATTGATGATGTTTTCTTCTTATCTGAGGATGTTTTGCTTCATACTCAGATTTATGCACAAATGCACCATTCCATTCTTTGACCATTTCTTTGTAAGGAAACGCCATACCTGATCTATCAGATATTGCTTTTGCATATTTTCCTTTTGCGTATGGCATAATTACCTCTAGTACAATTTAGTTGGTTTATTTCTACCTAATTTTGTTTTTACTTGAACAAACTTTCCTTTTTTAAACTTTGATGTTTCTTCCGCTTTTAGTTTTTTTTGTATGTAGCTACCCTTTTCTTTTTTACCACTTTTATTTCTTTTGTCTAATGCTTTAACAGTTTTTTTAACATCTTTATCCTTCACTAATTTTTTTAAATCTGTTTCATTTTTAAGAAGCTTATTAGTCATATTTGCTTTATCTGTTTCAGAACCTTTATCAAAATTTTTTTTAATATAGCTGTTCTGTTGACTTTTTTTATGTATTTCAAGTATTTTTTTTATACCTCGTTTCCCAAAACGCAATCCAAATTTAGCTAAATTTACTACACTCATTACTAACTCCCTGATGGATAATAACTTTGTGGTGCTATATACACCGAAGTTCTTTGTCCATCTTCATCTAGTGCACGTTTAAGTTCATCTTCGTAAATCATTTTATTTTGCTGAACTATTGAAGGATTTATTTTCATCGATAAATAGTAAGCAAGTCCCGCTACCAT